TAAACATACCCTTCTGTTGTAGTATCGTAACCTTCTAAAGAAGCAAAGGCTGCACCTTCAAAAGTTTTATATCTTCCTGCTTTATATAAAGGATGTTTCTTTGGTACATACTTACCATTAACGTACATTCTATTTGGATTATGTTTTTTTCGATTAGGATTATTACAATCCTGACATTGTGTTCTATTAGTTTTTCTCCAAGAACTATTCCAATTAGTATCTGTTAGTTCCACACCACAAGTATTACAATTTTCTTTAATGTGTTTCACTCCAATTATCTCCTACTTTGTATTCTCCATCCATAGGACAGAGAAGATTATAATAATTACCTGCTGTCTGTATACAATCAACAGCCAACTGACCTACGAAATCTACAATATCTTCCCTGACTTCCATCTGCCATTCATCGTGAATATTAGCTACAAACTTTGCGTCTAAGGTTTGTAATCTTATTAAAGAATCTAACATAGCTAAAGCTCGTTTCATAACAATAGCTCCACCACCTTGCAGTAAAGTATTCAATGCTGCGTGAGGATGGCGAACAAATATCTTACGACCATCTAAACCTTTCACATATTTTTTCTGTGCTGCTCGTCTAACTTTATCTCCAAGAGCCTTAAATGTTGGCCTATTATCAAAGAAATGTTGTCTAAGTCTTTTGCCGTCTGCTTGACTTCCTCCAACCACACTACCAAGCTTTCCATCTCCTGCTCCGTATATGAGGGCATAGATGAATGTCTTTGCCTGATCTCTTGATTCAAGTCCTGCAAGTTTTTGATTAAAGGAATGTATATCTCCGTTAATGATTTCATTTGTAAACTCCTCGTCTTTCATATAATGTGCAAGTAGTCTAAGTTCTAGTCCACTCGCATCTATTCCAACTAATTTATAACCTTCAGGTACAATCCAACAGGAGCGACACTCTTTACCGAAAGGACTTTTAACACTAGGTACTTGAGCCATGTTGGGATTCCTATGTGCCATTCTTCCTGTTATTGTACCATTAGGTATGACAAATCCATGTACTCTGTCGTCTTCCTGTTGAGCTTCAAACCAGGAATCTATTTGTGCTATTCTTTTTTGAAGTAATAAAAACTTAGCTATCAACCTAGCTTCAGGTATCTCCTTTATATTAGCTAAAGTCTTTTCATCCACCATAGGTTGTCCTGTAGGTGTAAATCTTTTTGGCTTCCAACCAAACTCTATTAAGTATTCTCCTATTTGTTTACGAGAGCCTAAGTTAAACTCTTGAAGTTTCTGTCTAGTGAAGGGAGTTATATCATCAGTATACTCTCTCTCTTTATACTCTTCATCTGTTAATCCTTGTTTAGATAAAGTACCATCTTGTTTAAGCTTTGGAGTTACCTCTTTAATATCTACCATCTTAGGTTTAAATACTTCATGCACTTCACTTTCTATATTACCCATTCGTTCTCTTAGGTCAGCTAATAGTATCTCAGCTTTTCTATCATCAAACAGAAAGCCATGAGTTTCTTGCTTCTTTAAAATTCTAGCAGCTTCTTGTTCTAAATTAACACTGTCCTTAGTAAAGCCTTTACTCTCCTTTTTAAGTTGTTCAAATACAAGAGTATTTAATTGTACATCTTTAGCACAGTAGCTCAACATTTCTGGACTGTACTCCACATAATCTTCAAACTCTATCTTATGAAATTTTAATCTATAACCCCAAGACTCTAAGCTGTGGCCTCCTTCTCTAACAGGATTAAATAATCTAGAGAGGACAAGAGTATCTACTATTGTTTTATTGGATAACTTAATATCACTAAACTTTTCTACCATTGGTATATCAAAACCAATTATATTATGACCAACTAACTTATCGGCTGATTCCAGTAGTGCATAACCCTTATCTAATTTATCAGGGGGAAATTTATAAATCTCTTTCGTATCTGCATCTTGTGCTACGATACAGTGTATCTTTGTAGCTTTAAGATCGTCAGTCTCTATATCAAATACCAAGTTCATTGTTGTCTTCGTTAAATTCATATTCTTCTAAAGGTTTTTCGCTCAGCCTACCTGTGTCGTGATCATAAAGTAAAGCAGAGGCAATACCAACATCGCCTGTATACCTAGATTTAAGTACACGTAACTGAGTAGTGTTAGATTCTTCTTCATCATCAGACTGTTGATTTCTCTCCAATGCAATGACGCAATCACTTAGCTGTGCTATAGATTGACTACCTCTTAAATGACTAAGAGATACTTCTATTCCTTGTTCGTGTCCTTTATCAGAGGATACTCTTCTTAGATGAGATACCAGGATTAGTCCTGCTCCTGTTTCTTCAACTATACTTCTAAGTCTAGTCATAATATCATCTATGGCTCTGCGTTCATCGCCTTCATGCACAGCCGACACTAGCATATGTAAATGATCTATCACTACCCATTTACAACCACACCCTATAATTATAAAGCGAAGCTTAGAAAATATTTCTTCAATACTATTAGTACCAAAGTGAGCGTGTACCCACACCCTATTTTTATTTTCGCCATCATAAAGTACATTAAATAAATCATCTAATTCTTCTTTAGAAAACTTCTCTCGTTCTTGATCTATATATAGTCTAGCATTAGCTTCAATAGAAAGTATACCATCAACAGTTCTTCGCCAATCTTCCTCAAGAGAAATCACACCTACATTATCAGTTGTGTTCATTATCAAATGATGTTCGAGTTCTCTCGTTACCGAAGACTTACCGAGTCCTGTACCCCCTGTTAAAGTAATTAACTCTCCTTGTCTGAGGCCATACAGTTTCTTATTGAGTCCTTGCCAAGGATAAGGTATGCTTTCTTTCTGCTCTCTATCGTGAAACTTTTTTCTTAACTCAGAGATATTTATAACACCGCTTGGAGTATATACTTTAGAATCCCAAAAGGATTGTAAGAATTTTTGATGTTCATTAGCTTCAAGCATTTCGTTAGGGTCTTTAAAGCCATTAGGTAAGTTCATTATCTTAGCCTTTCCTGGTTTTAATATTCTAGCTACCTTCTTAGAAGCTTCTCTACCTGCTTTGTCTTTATCAAAACAAATAACAACGAACTCAAAACCTTCAACAAATTCTAAACTATTCTTTATATCTTTAACGGCACTACTAGCTCCACCTTTAATAGAGACAACAGGCCACTTGCTTCCCATCAATTCATAAGAAGCCATAGCATCACATTCGCCTTCAGTTACCAGTAAGTATTTACCTCCTGATTTAAAGAGATGCTCCCCAAACAATCCTGCTTCGGTTGCTGATCCTGTCCATCTGAAATCTTTAGTAGATACTGTTCTTATCTTAGTGGCTGTTAAAGTATTCTCTGAATAAAAAGGATACATATGTTCTGCAACCTTACCTTCATAATTGTAAGTTACTTTAACTCCGTACTTACGAGCAGTATCTTCTGCTATTTTACGATCTGTTAGAGCTCCGAAGGAGTACCTAGAATTATCAGCATTCATAATCTTCTGCGTAACTTTAGCTTCTATGGCCTCTTCATTATATTTAAAAGGTTTATCTTGACCTTCTATACAATGACTATGACACCATGCAGTTCCATTAACAAAAACTGTTAGGCAGTCATTATGCCCACAAACAGGACACGATTGATGAGTCTTAGCTACTCCGTTTGATGCCATTGATCCTCCGTATTGAGAGGGCAGATTACACTACCCCCTCGTTTCGACAAGAGAAGTTTTACCTTCTCGGCACACACATCTATTCTGAATCTTCTTCAGACTCAGAACTAGATTCCTCTTCCCCTTCGCCATTTACGGCAGGGGAGTTATCTTCATTAACAATGTCTACGATTCTATTAGAAAAGAAGTTAATACCTGCTTGGATTTCTTCCAAGTCTAAAACGATATTAGCTTTCTTCTGATTTAATCGTTGCAACCTACCGAAAACTCCTTGTCCTTCTTCAGGTAAGTCTTCAATATTTATTTGCACATCATCAATCGTGATAAATGGTTTCTGTTCTACAGTTTCTTCTGTCATTTAAAACTCCAATTCAGTTTCTTCGTTATCAATACCAAGTTCTTCGCCATCAATCGCAGTTCCTTCAAACTCAATGAGGTTATTAACTTGAACGGCTTGTAAGTCTAGGCTCTTTCCTGTTCTATCAGCAAAAGTCCAATCATAAGGTCTGCATTGAACAGTTACATCTGAGCCATTGCCAACTTTGCAATCCAAAGGATTCTTGTCAGCATCAACTAACTTAGGTACAGGATTTAAACTTCCGTCTTTCCTGGTTACTCCCCTTTTAATCGTAACAAAGGGAGAATACTCTTTATCCTCTCTGACATTGTAGCCTTCCGTTTTTAACTTCTCGGCAGTCTCATCATCAAGAACTAAGTCTATAGAGTATTTAGGTGGTGGGTATTTAGTAACTCCTGCTGAAGTTATTGAGGCCCACATTGCTTTACCATTTAGCAACATATTATTTTCTCCTAATTATTAAACAAAACTGTGGGAGTTTTCGTGAAGATTCTAGACTCCCTAAACTAGAGCCAATCTGGTTGGCATAGAACGATCTTTGGAGGGTGTCGTGAGGTGTAATCATCCTATATCTCCTGTCGGTTTATATAAATAGGCTTACCATCTACTATCTTAGCGAAGTCTCTCCGCTTCGATATGTCTTCCCAAACATCAATCGGCATAAGCTTTCTTGAGTTGTTGGAGTTCATGCGTAGAGTTGCCCATTTACGGCCTAGTGTTACTACCTTGTATACATAGAAACCACTAAACCAACTGCGACTCTTTAACCTTTTTTCAAAGATGTACTGAGTGGGATTAAACCTCACTAAGTCTCCTCTCTCTATTTCGTTTTTCACTTGAGGGCGAGTATAACAAAGTAGTTTATAAAAATAAAGTATTTACCAGGATTAACTATTAACTGTTAGCTTCATGGCATAGACACAATCGTTTGCTCCAACCCTTGCCGAGCTATATGTAAACTTACTCACATGTCTAGTAGCAATCCTTTGAATGTCCATTGGTACTCCGTCTTCTACTCTGATGTTATTAACAGTACCATCAAAAGCTACATTGTAAGTAACATCAAACTCAAAAGTTCCTACCGATCTAGCTTTCTCTAAAGCTCT